AACCTACGACCCTCGGTTTAGAAGACCGATGCTCTATCCAACTGAGCTATCAGGGCATGTTATCAAACAAATCGACCTGTCTATTCTCCAGCGTGTCTTCATATTGTATCACAGGATGATCCCCCGGTACAAGCAAAATCAAACATTCGCCGTCACTTTCTTTCATATCGCTCAACTGTTTCCATGCTTTAGCGCGATCGTTAGATGCTTGTGCGGTGTAGCGTGTGATTTTGCCGATGGCATTTTGATAGATTGCTGTATAAGGCAACATGTTTTCTCCTGGGTTAATGGTGGGCCCTGTAGGACTTGAACCTACGACCATTCGGTTATGAGCCGAGTGCTCTGACCAACTGAGCTAAGAGCCCTATGTAAAAAAGATGATTTCAGCGTCTTCGTCACTGCGAAGATCAATGGTTCAGCTATCATTGTTTTCCGCCACCCTCGCAAGAGGGGCTTGAAACTTCAGGGGCCAGGGTTCTCACCTGTCACTGAAATCATAAAATGGTGGGTCCACTGGGACTCGAACCCAGAACCTGCGGATTAAAAGTCCGATGCTCTACCAGTTGAGCTATGGACCCATTTATAAATCTATATTTTCGTCGCTATGTCGGAGCCACTCAGCGCGCTCCCAGTTGGCGGGAGGGCCAAGATCCGACCACAAAACTTGTATCCAACAAACATGATACTCGCTCATGCTATGATACATGGTTTCGATTGCCAGCACAAGCCCAACAGCATCGGGAACACCCAGAATACGGACAAGTTGACCGACCTGAAATCCCCCGCACTTTTGAACACGCGCCATTAAAACTCGTATTCAGTTGCATCAGCGTCTTTCTCGCTGCTGTCAACTATCACACCCCCTTCTTTAAGCGCAACCAATAAGGTCGCGACAACTCCTTCAAAATAATGCAATCTCTGTTCTAACTCGTCAATCTTTCGGGTCATTCTCTGGCACTGTCGCGTTAGCAACTCCACCTGATTCTCCCACATATCTCTTGTATTCATTTCTATCTCCATCGGGACTTGATATTTACAAGCTCTCCTTTATAAGTATAAACGAATACCTCCAAATCATTCAACTTGACCAACTCTTCAACCATTGCTGGCTTTTCGTAATGCTCTCGATGCTCTGTAACTGGTAGGAGAGGCGGGAGTCGAACCCGCACGCTCTTCAGAGCAGAAGATTTTAAGTCTCCTGTGTCTACCATTCCACCACTCTCCCATTCATGCTCTTAATATATCATCTGGCGATCATATTGTCAAGCGATTTATGTAACCAAATGTCACCGCTGGATCAGCATCAGTTCCCACTCGGCAAAGAGTCGCTGCGTGCCATCCGTGCACAGCACATCATAGATCGCATCGTCACCAAAATAATGCTCGTCATAATATACATCAACAATAATCCCGTTCCATGGATAAAATAGTTCATCTTCATCCTCATGCGGATAATAATAATCATAAAATGTGTAACACGCCTTAACTAAGTCGCCCTTTTGATATTTTGGATTAATAGCCACATAGTAACTACTTGCTCCTCACCCAATCTGCTGGATACCAGCCTTCATTCTCTGCTATTCTTCCCTCGTATGCTCTCGGCTGCTTAAACCATTTGATTCTTACAAATGATTTTTTTGGCTTACTGCACCACCTATCATTGTATTGAAAAAATAATCTTAACGATGTTGAGTGTACTTTTTGCCCATCACACAACTCCTCAATCGCGCTTTTCTTTTCCCAATACGTTCTACCTTGTGCGTTCTCTGCGATTTGAAATGCTATGCTCTCATCCACCCCTGCATGATCTAAAATGTCATCTATCTTATCTAAAACGATTCCCATTCCTGGGGACTTGCGGCGATAGAAACCGACAAGATCGCCAACCTGTACTGGCATTTGTCCTCCTAAAGTATTACTTTAACACTAAGCCGACATGATGTCAACTACTTTTTATCTTTATAGAACACATCAATGTGCCCGCGAGGAACTTTAAGCACAACCATGCGCCAGCCCATCCACTTTGCCGGGAACTTATTGCGAAGTTCAGTCGGCATCAACTCCTCCGTATCATCAAACTCTAAGATAGCTTGGATCATGTGACCGCCATCATCAGAAGCGAAGTTGACTGTAAACCTGTCAATCCAGTTGTCCGCTATGTATTCCATCAGCCCCTTTCGGGCTTCCTCTTTTGATGCTTTCTTGTCGTTCCAAAATATGTTAGCCATTTTTAATCCTCGCTGATTATTTGAAAGTTATCCATTTTTGGACTGAGCACAACCCAATCCAAAATCTTGCAGTCAAAGCAATACGCCACTACACTGCTGTTGTCATACGCCACGCTCGTAATGATTGCGTGACGATAGTTTGGATCAAGACCGCGAACCTCGCCTGTGTCGGAGGCCGTGTATGTGCTCCAATCTTCAATCCATCTAATAAGTTGTCCCACCTTGTACTCCACATAGTAACTATCACGTTAGTGAGCCAGGACTCTTCATATATTCTTTTAGCTGATCATAGCCGCCTATTTTTACGGTTGTATTATGACTTTGGCGTATGATAATCGGGAACGTGGGCCACCGGTATCTATCTTTTATGTATTCTCGATAAGTCTTTGAAAAATCCATCTCAACAAAAACATATTCATTGCCAGCCTCCATAAGATCGGCGCATGCTCGTAAGCACGCGGGGCAATCTGATATTCCATATACAATGTAGGTGCTCATGTTACTCCTTTAGTTTTGTTTTGTAAATGCGAACATTGGTAGTTGATGTTCGGTATTTGACTTCAATATCGCACTTTCCTTTGAAAATGTTACGCAAAGCAGTTAAAGAAGGCGGGGTCGCCTCATTGTCGTACACCATATGTACGCTTGAGTGTCCACGATTAGCCAAGCGCAAAGCATCACGATGAATAGCCTGCAAAGAAGAATAGACCCCCATAAAAGAATCGCGTGTATCAAATAAACAATATATGTATATTTTAGTCATTTCCCAACTTCACCAAGAGCATCAAAGAAGTTCGCCGTAAATTGCAGCGAAACTTTGCACGCTTCAATTTCTAGCTTCTTACGTTCAGCTCTCATTTCATCTTTCTGTAAAATAGCTTCCTCATATTCGCGCTCTGCTTTCTCAAGTTTAAGAGCACACTCGCAAACAGTATGTGTCAAAAGAAGATTACTTGCGAACTCCTTGGCTTTTTGTTCTGATTCGGCAAACACGCCGACAGTAAAAAAAGAAGGCGCAGCTATCATTTGCAACTCTTGCAACCGCTAGTTCTATGTGCTCTCATTTCTTTACCGGTCATATTTATTTTTTGAAAATTAGAAATCTTGTCACGCAAAATAGAACCGCGAGCTAGCGCGGTGATCAAATCATTGTCGCGACTAAAACCACCACAAACAACAACTTGTTTAGTTGGTCGGTGATAAATATACTCACCAGCGCTAACTTTTAAATTTTCAGAAATATCAATTAGCTCCATTGCTACCTCATTGATAAAATATCGTCATAAGCATCATACTTCATTTGATTGAGTTTGTCTAGTGTTTCCTCTCGACGAAGTATTTTGAACGCTATGTTTTCCGCTGAATATTCCTGCTCGGAGCTATATAGGCCGGCCTTTCTCATTCTGCGGATCTTATCTTTAAGTCTGTCAATAGATTTCACAGCGCTACTAGGTTTTGTTTTAATGAACTTTTCAATCAAGTTCGACTGGGTTTGTATTGAGTCAGCTTTTTTGCGTGCGCTCGGGTAATCGAAATCCACAACACCAGGGGAAGGCTCGACAATCCACTCGTTATCAGCAATGGAGTATAGACCTGACGACTTATGAACCTCGCCCGCATCTTCAACATAAATTTCAACTTCGTGGCCATAAATCATTATGTCGTGCAAATCGTTCCAACGCAATCTGGCATTGTCAAAAAACCCTTTGACTAGTTCTGTATTCTCATCAATTTTGGAGAAGTCTACGACGATGTGAAGGTCTATATCGGAATACTTAGACCAGTTATAGTTGGCAAGACTTCCGGTGAAGCGCAAGTCTTCCATGGTCGCACCAATATCTAGTCCCTCAAGAAACTCATTCGCGATCTTTTGTAGCCTTTTGGCAATCCTGGGATTGAGCTTGCCCGCTACCCAAAACTTAGGTTCAAGTTCTGGCTGCTTCTCAAAACTCTCGGGTTCAACCTCCTCGCCTAGTTGACGATCAAATGTGACGTGAGAGCCCATCTTCTGTGTATATGGTGGGGTATTCTTTTGGCCTCCCACGTTCAACATCTTGTTGCGGTCCTTGGTATAACGCTGCACGCGCTTTCTATAGTTGCTGCGCTTCTCTTCTAGTCCTCCCTCTGCGCCCGGAGGGGCTGAAATCTCCTCATCTTCTTTGCCCTCAAGCGGATCTTCAACATCTTTATACGGGCCGGCCTTAGTTTCGCCACCTTGTTGTGCGAGGGTGCCGATGCTGCGGCGGATACCCGCTGCTGATTTTCGGGGAGGGTTATCTAACTTTTTTGCTTCTCGCAAAAACTCTTGCCATTTATTCATGGTATTTCTATTCCTGGATTAAGATTCTCTATTAAATAGGCCAAAACTTCAGTAAAAGTGACTTCGGATTGTATTTGGTAGCGCTCTTGAACATCACTAACTTGTTCATTGCTCACGCCTTTTTCTACCATCAGGCGCCTTACCTCGTTCTTGTTATAGTCTCCTCTCATATAAAAGTCGTTAAACATTCCTTCATCGAGGATCTCAAGTAAAACATCTGCTAGTTGTTGATCTGTCATTTCTTCTCCTATTGTGACGTGTTTGTCACATTAAATGCGATGGCGTTGTATGTAGCATTGCCGGCCAAGCCGTTGGAAGAAGTCCAAGTTTGTCCATTGTCTGTGCTAACGGCATATGCTCGTTCACCACAAGCAACCCACGTGCCATTGCCGTCATAAGCCACGTCATACCAATCCCTATAAGTCGATCCCCCTTGGTTATCGGGAATCCTCACTTCGTTCCAGCTAGCTGCGTCATCAGCACTATACCAAATGTAGCCGTCATTGCCGCCCATTACCCAGTTACCCGACATATTTGTGGCTGCGCCTCGCATGCCCCTATTAGCAGGTCTATTAAAGTGTCCCCAGGAGCCAGTCCCGGCGCCGGAACCAGTTAGGTTCCCCTTACCTTGGGCGTTGGTACCGCCGCCGACCCAGACATCGTTTCCATACTGAAGATTCCACATTTGTGTGACTGAAGATCCTGGGCTTTGGAATACCATCTGCCAATCACCGTTGTCGCCTGAACCTGTACCGTTGGTGCTCATCCATACGTCTGCTCCGATTGTCAAAGCAAAGATAGAATCTGAATCTGAAGACTCACGATTCCACACAAGCCCATAGATTGCGCTATTGGTGCCGCTACTATCAAAGCCACGATATTGCTGTGACCAATTGGCCGAATCTGTAATACCGCCGGTAACGTATGTCGATAGTATTGAGTTATTCATAGCTCCCATCATAAAAGTTGCGCGGTTGTTGTTTGTGTGATCTCCGCGCCCACATCTATAGCCACGAAAGTTCCAAGTGCCCGGCCATGGGCCTCCAGTTGGCTTGATGTTGGCCCAGTTAGAGCTTCCAGAAGGCACCCAGTTGTCGGAGCCATCGGATTTGGCCACCATAAGGGGGCGCCCAGTTTTGTTGGTGGAGATTAGCCAGCACTCAGTACCGTTTTCATCATAACCCCAAGTTACATCTCGATATACATCACCACTAAAGTCTAACCGGTGCCAATGATCGTCATTATCAAGCGAACCTGTGTTCCATTCTATATAACCTCCGTTGCCCACCATTAAAGCCACGCGCAAGGAGCTTGCAGGAGCCTCTCCAATGCTTTCATTATCTATTTTAGATATGCTGCCCTTGGCGATATTCTCCAGCTTGCTGATGCCGCTCAGGGCGATGTTATTTGCCTTGTTGACCGGCATTACGAAAGCTCCAGTGTGTTATTGCTTGGGTTAAAGTAGATTACATTTGCAGTTGTGGTGCAAAATCCTACTATTCTAACAATATCTCCTGTGCCGCTGGGCGCATTAACTGAAATGGAGCCTGCTGTTGTTGATACATACACGGGCACTCCCTCGTTGAACGTGCCGACGAAGTAAGAGTGAACGTCAAAGAACCCGCGCAGTAACATACCATGAGTGCCCGGGCTTGTACCCAAAGCAATCGCCAAGAGCACTCCGCTGCTCGCTAGCGCGTCTGCGTCGGCTTCCTCCCACTGCCCATCGGTGTCGAGATAATATAGCTTGCCAGCGGTGGTAGAGCCACCACTTGGACCTGCGCCGAATGTAACTACCTCACCGCCGCCAGTGTCATTCGCGAGTGACGTGGGATCGTGATGAACGTCTAATGCTGTCTTGGGAGACTGGTTGGCTATTCCAACATTACCATCTTGCTCTATAGATAGTCTTATGTCACTATTAGTCTTAAACGTAAGGTTATCGTTAACGTAGTTATTATAGACAATCCATTTGCGGGTGCCATTCTCATAAAGCTCTAAGCCGGGATGACTGTCTGTATCTCCATCGATTTTAACCCTAGGATCATCTCCCACCACTTTGATATTGCCATCCACATGTAGCACTTCGTCGGGAGTACCTACTCCGTTAATACCTAACTTATTTGTAGAGGCATCAAACTTCATTCCGGGGTTTCCTTCCCCAGAACCATTACCCTTTACAACAAAGTCGATGTTATTGCTTCCATCATTGATAGTAACCTCATGAGGAGCAGATGCTTTTTCCTCCATAGTAACCATCGCTATGTTGCCTGCTTTAAGGACTATCTTGTCATCAGTAAAGTTGATGTGTGTGTTGGCATCGCCGTTGTGATAAATGTATTGATCAACGCCTATGTCACCTGCTACATCAAGGGTGTAGTCGGGCGATGTTGTGCCGATGCCAACTTTTGTTGCCTCCGTGTACAGAATGGCAGATCCGCTTGGGCGCAAAGTAATAGTGTCGTGACCAAAGTCGATCCACGTGCGCGCGCCTCTGCGATCATCCTCAAAATAGATGTCACCCTGAAAAACGCTACCTGTACTAAACTTGTAACTCATTTTTATCCTCCATCATAAATAGTCTGTTCGCCATCTTCAAACGTGATAATAGTCTTGTTTGTGGGATGGGGCTTGATATGTATCTTGAGAAAATCGTCAAACGCATCAAAGAACGCAATACTACCACGCGGAGCAGGCGTCAGCCAGTGGATGACTGTATGCCCTGTGGCGAAGGTTGCGCCTTCGATGACAACGCCCTCGCCAGATATACCAGACTCATCGCTTTGGCGACATACGGTAAAGGTTCTGATACCTTCCGGTGCTCTATTGCTCGGCTTCTTCGGCTTTAAGTCCTCGGCTTCCGTCGAGAACTCTTTGTCTTCGGGCGCCATCACGCATCGCCTTTCGGTTCTATATCTAACAAAGACTCCAGGCAGATATCGCTAATCGCTTCATAGGCTGCGCGATCGGCCTCTATTTCATCTTGGCATATTTCTTCCTCGCTTGCAACAAAGCAAGTTTTAAGTTCTTTAATCTGTTCTTTGAGTTTACAAATTTGAGAATCCATATTATCCAACTGCTTAACAAGGCTATTATAGCACAACTTTGTCTTTTTTTTCATTCTCCAGTGTCTCCTGTGTCGCCAGATGGCGATGGCTCCGCCATGATCTGGTAGGCAGTATCCCAGTCAATCATAAAAAGCGGCGTAACTATAACTAGATCCTCAAGCACGTCATAGCCGGCGGCAGTAAACCCAACACTTAGAGCTATAACAATCCCTATCATGTTGCCGTCATGACTAAAAACACCTGATCCTGAAGATCCGGGCCATGCATACGAGTGTAGGTACAAATAATTACTACTAGAAATGCCCGCAATAGATCCGTCAAACGTCAGAGGCCCGATGCCATTTGGGTAACCAGTATAGTACACCCTATTTAATACTGAAGCTTCTTTTCTCCATTCTCTATTGGACGGCTTGATGTTATTAAGTTTAACGGGGGTGCGCCCCGCAACCTGCTCAATTTGAATAATTGCATAATCAACGCCGTAATCAATTATGATATATTTTATGCAATCATATATATTGTCCCGATCGGTGGCTACAAACATCCTATCACATTCGCCCACAATACCATGAGCAGCAGTGATGACATAATACTTGCCGTTGTGCTCTACATAAGTGCCCGACATTTTTGCTGGGCCTCCTCTTTTAGGGCTGCTTGACAAAACATGCAAAATACTACGACGAGAAGACAACACAGCCTTCTCTTCTTTGTGGTTCAGCTCCTGTGATACATTATTAAGCGATCTGATTTCATTGTATGCGGGAAATTTTTGGCTTTCACTAACGCTGATGTGAATCCCTAAACTTATACCGAATCCAATAGCTACGACTGCAATCATCTGTAGAATGTGTTTGATAAACTTTAATATCTTATTAAACATACTATACCTGCTTCTGGTAGCTGATAAAAACAGGCAACTCCTCTAAGCCGGATTTTTTAGCGAACCACACTAAATCTTCGTTTCCTGTAATTTTCGCTCTACGATTTTGTCCGATGGCAAGATAAACCGGATTTTGTGGGCCGTCTTTTATAAAATAACGATACCTGCCGTTAAAATCATTACGATCGCCACGATAGGTCGCGCTAATGAGAGGGGCCAATTCATCAACCGGCATCATCACAGTGTATCTCATTGAATTAGTGTTCATTGGCGCATCATAAAGCTGTACGCCACCTTCAGACCAATCATCTATCATTTTTTGGAGCGCGGGACGGGGCGTTGGCATTGCCGGTGTCGGCGCCCTACCTGCAACAGCCGCTAAAGAGCCGCCTAGGCCAGCAACATTTGAAACATCATAATTTTCTCGCACAGTCCTGATTGTACCGCGCACATTAGTGCGATGTATTGAAGTCCAATCAATAATGTTTAAGCCCGGTATACGTCGCAAGCCGGGAAAAAGGACTACCTCGCGATATTCTTTTCTGCTGGTGGCTCCCATAAGTTCAAACTTTATCTCGTATACAACATACTCTGTGTTTGCTGTTAATGGACGCTTGGAGTCCACCAGCGACTTAACAGTTGTCACGCCGTCAATGCCGCGAATCTGCGTCTCTACCTCCATGTCGGCACCAGCAATACCGGAATCAACAGAACAACCAACCTGTGTCCTATAAATCCGCAAGTCAATCGGAGACTCTTTCTCATTCAGCAGTGCGTCTATTCTTGCGATTTGATCTTCGATGCTCTCGTTGACTGGCGAACTACCAGCCAAGCCCACACCACGGCGCTGACGCTCGTTCTGGACCAGATCCCACCAGTTACGTGGCTCGCCTGTGTCGGGATTGATGGCTGCGTTTGCTCCAAAGATGCGGAAGACTTGACCATCAAGACCCAGCATCGGTATGATGTATTTCCAGTAAGCCACGAACTTCTCAATTTCATCCATCTGTGCGTAGTTGTCGCGGATCCACATCGCAATAAGCATACGGCGCTCATCGTCATCATTCCCAGCAGCAGCGGAGGCGCCAAACTTACTATCCATCTCGTTGTAGTAACTAACCGCAGTGTTAGGGTTTAGTAATTTTGATTTTCTAGCCTGCACACCATCGTTTAGCTCGCTCATCGGCACTGCTATGATGTCTCGCACAGCCTCACGCACGATGGTGGGGTTGTCGTTGATGTGTGCGGCCATAGCCAGCACGCGATCGATCTCTTCCACGTTATCATCAAAGCCAACGCGGATTTGAAAGAAGAAGTCGAACGAAAGCGTAGGAACGCGATTGGGCTCTCTAACATCGTATCTGATCTTGGGATAAATAACCAACTCTATGTCTTTCGCAAGTTCCATCGCAGGCTTCGCTTCGTATTGAGGTCCAAAGTCAAACTCCTCTTGTCCCGAGGCAGCCATCTTTGCTCGCTGGGCTGATCCATAGGCATCGTTAAGGCGAGTTGCCATCTGTGAGTTTAGCGACGGGGCTCGGATTTCTTCTAAGTTTCTGAAGCCGATGTTGGGAAACATCGCGCTTATTACACTTCTTGGGTCCTCTCGCTCGCCAGCAGTCCGATAAATCATTACCTCGGTGGGCAGCGCTAGTCCTGTGGGCAGCTTGTTGGTAGCCTGACCAGCATTGTTCTCGTCAAGAAACGTAAGTTTAGCCTCGGAACTATCAACATAAACGCTCCAATGTTTAAGGTCATTGATCTTTTGGAGCTTGTCCATATCTTTAACGTATGCGTTCTGCTTCATGTACTCTTCTGCTTGAAGGTCTGCCTGGACGCCCCTGACGTGTTGCTTATACTTGTCTTCTTCATCGAAATCATCTTGCACAGCTTGTTGGAAGTTTGAGCACTCATAAGCCGCGCTGCTGCCGCCTTCTCGCTCTTCGTCTACAAAGGTTTCTGACTTGTTTATCGTAACAATCAAATGTGCTGTGTCGGGATAATCTCCCTCGGCTGCATAATCCCAATCATCAGGCACTACACCCTGTAGCATCTTAAACTCAAGATCAATCTGATTAAGTTCACCGGGAAGTTCATCAGCCACAGCATCAATACCAACATCTCTCACGAAATCGTTTTGCTGGCTATAAGTTGTCGGGATCATTTGCAAGCCAGTGATTGGATTGCCCTGTTTATCCATCGCAATGTAGCCGCCCTTGGTTTCAAAGAACATTGGCCAGCCAAGATCGATTTCCATAATGGCCTCAACTGACGCATCCACATAGATTTTGTTCTCGTCCTCACCATAGTCGGAGATCTCAAAATACACTTCGCTACGCTCAAGTCCGTCCAGTTCGTAGCCAAGATTTTGAAGCTCGTTCTCAAGTTCGTGCACGCGGGCTTGGCGATTGCCGGCAAAGTTTGCGTTGGTATACCTTTCAAGATGCTCATTCATATACTCAAAGTCTTCGGGATTGTCGGAGTACTCGCCCTGCTCTTCTACAGTCTCAATGCCCATGTTGTCTATAAACCATACGATGTGGTTCCACGTGGCTTCGGGGGGTGCGCTGTTGCCTCTGCCTTTGATTTGATAGACTGTATCTTGGGATGCCTCAAGCGTCACGAACGACTTAGACTTGCCGCGCTTGCCTTCGGGCTTGCGGAGCGAGTAAAGATTGCCGCCGCTTTGGCCAGCACCACAGTGCCCCATTCGCTCGCCTTCAATGTCGCACGAACCTGCCTGTAGATCATACCAATACGAGCCATCATCAAACTTGTGAAGGATCTGATCGGGATCTTCCATCTCTGATAGTTCTGCTTCGGCTTTATTGTCGGCATCAGCCATAAGCTCATACTCAGCGAGAACTCTGATGTTGTCTGGATGTAGATTTAAGAACGTGAACACATCGCGAAAGCGTGTCTCAAAGGCTTTCCACGCGCGATCTTCTGTGTTTTGTAGCACCTCTTGAACGAACTCGACCACTTCGCTCTTGAGACCCAGCTTGCTAAGGTTTTTTACAGCCCTCTTAAATGCTCTCGGCCACTTGCCCAGAGCATCATCTTTAATGGTTCGGTTGATGTTCTTGAGCACTTGCTTGGTGCGTTCGGCTTTCTCGGCGCTCCACTCTACATTTTCTTTCAGAATGCTCTCAAACTGAACGTCAAGCTTGGGAGGCTCTAAGTCATCCTGCTTCGCGGCGCCGGTCCAATAGTCAAGAGCAGACAGTAGCGGCTCTATCGTGTCGAACCGAAACTGCTGGCGTGGGGCCGCAGCCATAAACTGGTGGAGATGCGTTTTCTTCCACCTGTGCCCCATCCACGTCTTTGCACTCTCGGGCGCATCGTATAACGCAGACTCGATAAAGTCTGCGATCATTTCGGTCAGCCCGATGTCTCGGACTCCCTCATCTATTCTTACATTTTCTTTAAGGTATCTAAACCATTTATCACTTGAATAACCCATAAATAAACCTCAACATTATAAATAGTTTGCTATTTTGGATTATCTATCATAATCATCTTCAAGTCTCACCACGTCATCAAGGTGAGGAGTGCTTACTTCCATAATCTCTACGGCGACCTCATTCGCACCAAAGCGGTGTATCTGATGCGGCTGGACGTGGAAGGCTTCGCCAGCGTGAATCTTTTGTATCTTATCATTAGCATCGTAGTTGTACAAAATACCGCTAAGAACATACACTGTCTCTTCTTTAATCTGGTGGTATTGTTTGGACAATCGATGTCCAGCGTTGATGTGTAGCAGCTTGCCCACATAACCATCTGTCTCTGCCCAGATTATTTCATAGCCCCAGGGCTTCTCTACTCGTCTCACACTATCTCCAAAAAAGTTGAACGCCCACAATCATCATGGACAAAAATACACAAATCATAGTCTTTGTGGTGAACATGCTTTCATTTAAAAAATACCACGTAAGTATAGGGAATGTTAAATAAGACATGCTAAAAATCAAGAACCTTGGCCCCCAAACCTGGCCCATTTCTTCATAGGCGAAACGAACGCCATAATAAAAACAAAACCCAGTCGGAATACCATACAACAAAACAGCAACGATGGGGTGATGCTTCCACCACTCCCAAACAAATTGACTGTTGATTTGAAACCACGCCAGAGTTTGACCTAGGGCGAATAAAGATAATGCCAACATTAGCTTGTTAGAAATTTGTAACCACAACTTCAAGTGCCTCCTGTGAGTTTTTAGTTTGTTGTCCTGTTTGCGTGATCAGCGCAACATTCAGATCTTTAAAAAAATCCAAAATGCCAGGTCGATAGTTATAAAGAGACATTATCTTGGATTGGCTACTGGTCATTCCTTGTCTAATCATTTTATGATCAATAGGCAGCGCGTCTTCGGTCTGGCTTTTTCCATGCTCTAGAAAGTTGTAGCTAAAATCACCGATCGGCAACAAAATATAGCCACTCTCCCTATTGAAGTTAAAAAAATTTGTTATTTTATCTCGCTGCAAGAATGAAAGATGGAAGTGTTCTGGCATTTTAAATGTCCTTAGCGCATTAAGTGCATGTGGGTGATAATTTTCTAACGAAAGCATTCCGCTTGAAGCCATTCCCGTACTAGAACACCTATTGAGCAAAAAAAATAACGCCGCTCTTACAAACTCATCTTGATATGTATGCCAGTTTTCTTGCAAAACAGAAAAAGAAAGCGCGTCTTCAAATTTAAAAGAGTCACTAGTGACAATGCTGTGTACCAAATCAGGATCGTGCTCGATGCATCTCCAAAACTCGTAGACATACGGAAGGGAGCAGTGAGCATGAACAAATCTTTCATAACCAGAAAGAGAAAGCTCAAGATCTCCCGAAAAAAAGAAAAGTGTTTCTATCTTTGAGCCGCGCGGTATCAGTCTTTTTAAGTGTGCTAGGCAATATTTTTTAAAGTTTACATTTTTAAGAGGGGACTTCATCACTTAGCACACTATCATTAAAGTTTTGAAGTTTTTGCTGAAGTTCATCAATTTTGTGCTGCTTGTCATCGTGCAAGTTTCTCATCTCGTCACTTTTGTGTGCATTATATGACAATATAATGGAGCCAATGTCAGCAAGGCAATAGTCGATATCAGCTATTTGTTCGCGCACACTTTCAAGCATTTCGATCGAACTATGGCTCAGCACGTGTTCTTCTTCTATGTCTTCAATTTGCAAAGAAGAAATTTTATCTTCAGCCTTTCTCCAAAGGCGCTTCACCTCTTGTTGGAGTTCTTTGATGTCAATACTATATGTGATATTAATTCTTTGCCCCATATCATCCTCTTAAAAGTTGCTTTCCTTTTTTCAGGGTGTTTTCAATAATAGCAGGAGAACCAACAACAACAATTTCAGTGCCCGTATTTCCGCGATTAATGATTAGCTTAGAAAATTGATGAGTGGTATCTAGGCCGGCGGCTACTTTGCCGGTTTCATTAAGTTCTCTCATTTGTTTTTCTTCGCGAATCATAACCACATGTTCAGGATTAATAAACACCTCTCTAAGTGAGTAAGTCTTGTTCGTTGTCACCGCTCCATTGTTGCACACCTCTGTAAGTTTAACGAGCATAGCCACTCTCCACGTGATAGGTGTAAGATTTATTAACTGTCCACATATTTCCATCTAAGAACACATCATAACATCTGTCTTTTGTTTCGTAAATAACCGCAGTGCGCGGAGCGTCAGTGGTTAAGTATCTCTTATCTGCGCCTTCACGAAGCCAGTGAAGCTGAGCATGTTGCGGGATCCATACTAGGTCTCCTTTTTGCATGTTTTTTGTCATAGTTTACTCCGTTTGTATGATCCCATAGTTAGTGGTGATTAAAGTGCCTGCACAACTAGCTGCATTTTGCAGAGCTGTTCTAGTAACTTTAACGGGATCGACAACACCACTGTTAAATAGATTAACCAATTCGGACGTTCTGAAATTCCATCCATAATTTTTACTACTCGCCAAAACTTTCTCGATAATGATGTCGGGCGACTCATTTGCATTTAGTGCCATTTGCCTTAATGGCTCCTGGCAAGCAATCTTTACCACGCTAGCGCCGTATGCCTGATCGTTGTTGTCGGTTGTGATTGCGATCTTTTGAGCGGCTAATGTCAAAGCCACTCCACCGCCCACTATGATGCCCTCATCCTGAGCCGATCTAACAGCCTCAAGAGCATCTTCGATTCTATGTTTCTTTTCAGTCATCTCTACTTCCGTAGAACCACCAACGCGAATGACAGCAACACCAGAAGACAAGCGCACAATACGTTCTTGAATCCGATCGCACTCAGATAATGCTTTTGTATCTTTAATGCTTTGTTTCAAAGATTCGATTCTTTCATTGACCACTTCAGGATCGCAAGCGCCCCCCACAATGGTGGTGGAGTATTTGTTACTTTCAACAAACTTCGCGGTGCCTAAATGGATCATCTGAACTTCAGGCAGCTTTAAGCCACTTTCGCGAGTAATATAAGTGGCGCCGGTAGAAATGGCTAGATCGCTAAGCATATTTCTTCTTTCTTCGCCATAGCGGGGCGCCTTGATGGCTGCTATTTTTAGTGTACCTCGCATTGCGTTCATAATCAAAGCTGCGAGCGCTTGGCCTTCGATATCTTCCGCAACGATAACTAAGGGGCGATTCTCCCTAGCGATTAATTCTAATACTGGTAAGATCTGCTCTACAGCCGAAATCTTATGGTCAGTCACTAAAAACAACGGATCCTCATGGTGCATCATCGATCTTCTTTCATCGGTAATAAAAGCGCTAGCGCAAAAACCTGCATCAATTTTGAACCCCTCGGCAAGATCTAGAGTGGTATCCAACGAACGAGATTCTTCAATCGTAATAGAGCCATCTTGACCAACCTTATCCACCGCTGTAGCAATAAGGCTCCCAATGCTAGAGTCATTATTTGCAGAAATCGTAGCCACATTTTCAACTTCGGAAATACTTTTAACTGGCTGTGCTAATTTCCTAAGATTTGCTACCACTTCCCTAACAGAAAGATCGATGCCACGTTGTAGCTCGATAGGAGATACTCCTGAAGCAATAAATCGTTGGGATTCGCGCAAGATAGCTCTTGCAAGAACTGTTGACGTTGTTGTTCCGTCTCCCGCTTCATTATTCGTTTCAATAGCCGCTTGGCGTAAGATTTGAGCGCCTGCATTTTCAAATGGATCCTCTAGTGCCACGAACGCTGCGACTGTCACACCGTCCTTGGTAATAAATGGTTGTTTGTCTTTTTCTTTTAGCAGAACATTGCGACCTTTCGGCCCAAGTGTTGACGCTACGTTGTCTGCTAGTACATTAGCGCCCTTAATAATCTTTTGTTGAAGAGTTTGATTGTCATCATAAGCTCTGCTCATTAGTCCCTCATATGGTTAGATTTATATTATAATCCCTGAATCATTTTTTGTCAAGGCTATTTGTTTGGATTTAAGATTTCTTTTGAGCTGATATTCTGTGCGTTATCAGTTGCGGCTTTTGCTAAGCCATCATCCTCTAGGCCGCCGGCAAAGAAAGTATTAAGACTATCGGATAAGATCTTAAGGGATTGAAAAATCTCGGCCACTTCTTCATTAAGAATATCTCTAATGCTATTTACAACATTGCCGACTAGCGCGCGCCCGATCATGATTGAGCCAATAAATTTAGTATTTGTTGGGGCCCCTTCGGCAGTTGCTTGCTTCTGATTTAACGAGAAGTGGCCGGTTGATAAATATCCCCAGCTATTTTTAAGAGCAATTTTTTTCTGTTCGCGTCCTAACATTTTATATTGGCGGGCTGATTCTTGTGGATCTAAAAATTCACCATCTTTAACCATTCTAGAAATTTCAGCTTTACGCTCGTCAGATAGTCTAGATTGCTTAAGGCGATCGATGATTACGCCGTTCGCTTTTACAATTGCATTTAGTAATGTTTGCCGAGCTGACCTTCCGCTTGCTGTTTTTAATCCACCATACCAATCAAAGTCTTGTAAAAGTTTTTTAACAAATTCTCTGTCTATTAATGACCTACCGCGAACAATTCCCAGGTTGCGTACCTCGTCACCTTTCTTTGCAATGTAATCACGAAAAATATTATCTTTCTTAGCATAATCTAATGCTTGCTTAAGCGCTTCGCCTTGCTGTTGGGACAATACTATTTCATTAGCCTGAATTAATTGGTCGAGTGCGCTAATAAAAACCTTTTCAAGCTCTTCATCACTAGGGAGATTTTGCTGCCCTGGAAGTGACTTGTTTATATCAACACCTGATTGTTGGCCCCCCAAAAGAGCACTGACAATTTCTCTCGGCAGCATGATACATTTCTGAGATTTATCCTTAGAATTTACCAAAATATCAAAAACATTTTCAAGATTGAAATCAAACTGGTAAAAATCAATTTTCCCTTCTTGTTCTAGGTCCTCGCCAGCCAATTGTTTAGTACAGACAACGTATCTCATCCCGCCGTTAATAGAATTAGGATATTTAGGCTTAACGAGATCATTAACAAGATCAGTGTAGCTACCGCCAACTTCTAAGCCGCCTTCGCGATATAATTTTAAGCTGACGGGGATTTCTTGACCACTAGCTCTATCAATATAATCCGCGATTGTTCCTGTATTGGCAGGTATCTGGTATCCATCTACCAACGCAGCTAGAAAAGACTCAAAACTAAAACCTGCTGATGAGGCATTAAAATTTGTAATTACTTTTGTTAGTGTTTTATAAAACACAAGATACGAAATGGCTTGTACGATGCGCTTTGTTCTGTCCTCTCCCGCTTGCTCTGAAATCATCAAAGACCCTTTATCGTAAAATTTTGAAACACTATCAATTCGCTGTGCGAAATCATTACCTTGAATGTTGGACAAATATCCCTCAAGCAGTTGGCGTTGCGGTCCTTTAATCTCTGCTTGGTTCTCCGGTGTTTTTACATCTGACCAGCCGATTTCAGATACTTCAATGTCTGGAATCATTTTTAATATCATTTCAAGAGCGGCTGTGTCATCTTTTCCTTGGAGAGTAGCAGGATTCACAACTTCTTCATTAGCCACTGTTAACGGTTGAGACATAACGTCTTCAACGATCTCAAGAAGTGTTTTCAGATCAAGGCTGTTGATTTGCTTGACGTATTCCTCTCTCAATATATCTTTTAAATCTGCCATCTGTTTTTCCTAAATAATAATATCCGCAATCCCAAGTTTAACCGCCTCTACCGCAGATAAATAGACATTAACGTTGCGATTAAGCATATCTTTTATGTCGCCTTCTGTCATGTTTGTCTCTGCGGCCAAACAGGTTGTGTACATATCCTGCAGGTCTTGGATTGCCTCCAGTTCATTCGTTAAATCGTGCAGGGCACCAGCATTTCCTGCTGCGACCGAGTGGATCATGACGCGACAGTTCTTCGCAATGCGGCGTTTGCCTTTTGTGCCGCCGGCTAGCAACAGCACGCCGGCAGACATAACTTTGCCTAATCCTAAAGTGTGAATCTCTGTTTCTTGCCGCACCGTCCTCATTACATCATAAAGGGCAAACATGTCATCTGCGCTGCCGCCATATGTTGATAGGTAAAACTCGATTGGCCTTTTAAGTTCCGGCTTCTTTTGAAGCCTGTTCATTTCATTAAGATAAAGCATGGCATGTATTATCTCAGCTACTTTTTCTTCATGTACATCGCAAAACATGCCAATTATTCTAAGATCAGGCTCTTGCGCGCCGGAGCCTCCTAAAGCTGCCGGGTCTAGAAGGACAATTTTTTGCTCATCAGAGCTAAGTTTATCAAGGAGTTTTTTTATCATTTTTATCCTGGTTTAAAAATTCAAAAATGTATTTTTTATTTTCTTCTAAAAAAGACATTGCAGATTTCCAATCATCAAAATCAACAATTGGATCGTAAAATGCGGGATGTAAGTCTATCATTTCTTGAATGGCTTTGTTTTTGTATTCCGATATCTCGTTATTAAATAGGCGGCGCGCCTCATTCATGCGCGCAGCGCTTTCGTTATTATCTCTCATTTGTCTCATTTTTGTCGTATGGGAATAGTAAAGGTTTTCAATTGATTTTGCCAACACTGCAAGACTAATTAGTTGCGACACGCGTATTAGTCCAATACTGATTTTCAATGAACGAAAGAAATAAAACGTCTTATGAGTAAAATACCCAAATATAAAAACCAACAGATAAATCCACCATGGGCCCATCTTAATTACTCCAAAAAAATTAACCACTGAGTTTCCCCAGTGGTTAATGTATCACATACAAAATACTTTGTCAAGTCACTTTGTGAGTCTTTTCATAATGCGCTCAGCAAGCTGATCTACCATCTGTTCCTTGCGGTTTTCATTCTGTAATCGCACAGCAACACGCTTAGCGACCTCATTGACAACATCATCAATCGACTCATCACGACGATAGCGACCTTTAGCGCCACGTTGAGCGCGAGGGATCTCCTCGGATGGATCATACTCAGTTGCCGACAGCATCTCGGAATCATCACCAGTCATAATGTCTCCAACGGGACCATCATCATCATCGTCACGGCGTCTGCGCTGCATACGTGGGGAGCGATGGGGAGCGGGCGCTGCATCTGCCATGCCTTCATTCTGCTTGTCAGGACGATGACCAGCAGACTTGCGACCTCTGCGAACTGGCTCTTCTTCGGGAGCGGCGCCTTCGCCACCAGCATATTTGTCAGGCTTCTCTTCATCGGGCTTACCAAACTTGCCGGGCTTATTCTTTTCTGGGTCTTCGCTGCGGGCGCCGCCGCCATGGCCCTTGCGCGCCTCCATCATAGGATCCTCCTCGACATCCATCTCTATTTCATCGCCTTCGGGGCCCACTTCCATGTCCATTTCTATCTCTTCATCGCCAGGCTCTTCGGAAACATCTGCCTCCTCACCTGTGACTTCTTCGATGGCACGCTCAAGAGCAGACATAAAATCATCCATGGAGACCATATCGCCGCCGGGGGCATCATCCATAGCCATGTCGTCAAGCTCGGCGCCCTCTTCGTCAGCTAAAGCATCCTCATCTCCAAGCTCATCCTCGGTAGCACCAAGCTCATCGCGAAGCTCTTCGTCTTCGTCTCGCGCGCCAGGCACATCGTACATTTCGCTAAGGCGCCTCTGGCCGGCAGGACGCAGATTTGCGAGTTTCATAAATTGGCGAATCTCGCCTTCTGTTAATAGTTTCTTACGGGCCATTGTTAAATCTCCTTGTTTAATGACAAAACTTCAAAAATAAATAGTAACTTTTTTTCATAATAGCACTCAAAATCGAAAACAGCCAATTAAATTTAATGATTTAAGTTTTTTTAAAGCAGCGCTCTCAATTTGTTTTATGCGCGCAAAAGACAGTTTCTCCGTATCAGCGATTGCTCTAAGGGTCATTGGTCCATTTTCATGGACAGATATTAGTGTGCAATTAAAATCGGATGGAAAATCTTGCCATAGCCTACAAGAAGTATCCTTGCATTGTTTTTTCTTCTTAATGCACTTTCTAGAGCAAGAGCGTAATCCATCAAAATTTTTCATAACCCTGGGTGCTCCTCTTCGATGAGGTCAAATATGTTTTCTATCTCACCTTCGTTCAATCCAAAATCTTCCATTTTCTGCTTTCCTTTGTCTCTCAACTGTTTTGATTTTGCTTTCTTCTTCTTGTTCTGCGGCTTCATATCGTCAATATAACTTTGTATGCGCTCATCGCCATCAAGATAGCCAGCGATAATAGCGCGAAAGAACTTTGACTGGGTAACACCATCGTGACGCAACTTTAAGATAAGTTTAGCGTGCTGGTGCGTGTTCTCAACAAACGCAACCTTCTTGTCCAAATGAGGATTGGCTACGTCATCGGACATTACCAACTCCTCGTATTGATGTGGGTGCGGCTCTCGGATAAGCCTGACGTTGTTTGTTCGACAAACTGCGCCTTAGCTTGTAGCTCGCGCAGATTGCGGGCGCCCGTGTATGAGAAGCCAGAACGGATGCCTTTTTCTAAGTCCTCAAGTATTTCACGAACTGAGCCTCGGTGAGGAACGCGTGTTGCGACACCTTCAAAAGATGAATACTTTCCACGCCATTCAACTTGCGCCTCTTTAGAGGCCATTCCTCTATAGGTTTTCCAGCGCGCGCCATGAGAATCCATAAACATTTCTCCAGGTGTCTCTGTGGTTCCTGCGAGCAAAGACCCCACCATCACGGCGTCTGCCCCTGCAGCTAGAGCCTTAACAATGTCGCCAGAGTTTTTGATTCCGCCATCGGCAATAACTTTAACGTCTCTATCGGTCATCGAGCATTCCACAATCGTCTGCCATCCAGGGAGACCATGACCTGTTTGAATGCGCGTAGAACAAATAGAGCCGCCCCCAATGTTGCATCTCACAGAGTCTGCTCCCCAGTCTGCAAGGTCATTAATACCTTGGCGAGTGGCAACGTTTCCAGCCATAATGTGGTAATCGTCACCAAACAACTTTCTAAGCTCATGCAGCGCTTCTTTCATCATAATGTGATGGCCATGCGCAACATCGACGCAAAGAAAGTCGGCGCCATAATCTACGACGGCACTAGCTCGCTCCAAATAGTCACCAGAGATGCCGATAGCAGCCCCAACAATGTTTGGTGATTCCACTCTGTTGACTTCTCTCATCTGCTCTTGAATGGTGTTGTAGCGATGAATAATTGCAATTGCCCCTACTTTAGCTAAAGCACTTCCCATTGCCCCTTCAGATATTGTGTCCATCGGGGAAGCAAAGATGGGTAACTGAAGCCTTACGCCCTTGCCCAAATCGGTCGAGATGTCAATCTCGCTGCGGGAGCGAATATCGGAATATTGCGGCATCAGCAAAACATCATCATAAGAATAAGTTCGATGCATCACTTCTTGCCTTTGGAAGACTTAGAGTTCTTAGCCTCTTTCTTGATGCGCTCTGCTTCCGCTTTTTGGCGCTTTTTTTCTGCCTCAATAGACTTTCGATAACTTGGCGACATCTCTTCGGTGATTTTTTTCGGAGGCTCTGCGGCAACTTTAGCAACTGCTTCTGGTGCCGGCAGAGGAGCCGGCGGGGGCGACGGGGGCTGGGCCGGCTGATTCGTGGAAAAATATTGCTGCAAAGTGATTATCGCTCCTTCAAGGCGCGCCAAATCTTCAGCGTGCTGCGTAATACAATCAACATTTAACGGGGGCCCACTTGAATCAGCATTTGCCAGACTAAGCTCAAGGTTGGCCAGAGCCTCCAGGGCCCTACTTCTCAGGCGCGCCAACGTGGCATCATATAATTTTTTATTCATCTTCATTGTTCAGCATTCTCCTTAACTGTTTTTCCGCTGTTCTGCGTGTGACTTTAGCGTGACGTTCTATGAATCTTTTAATATCATCGATATAATAAAAATTAGTGGGATGGGGACGGCGAGGATCCTCCAACAATTTAGGACGAGGCTGTCGCCCAGGGCGAGTACGAGGTATCGCTAAAAAGCTGGGCACTCCATTGACTCCCAATTTATTAAGAAGATGTTCGGGAACTTCTTCCGAATTAATCGCGAAAAACAACACTTCTTTGAAATGACTAGCTATATCCCTATAAGGAACCTCTAAGGCGTGACAATATCCGCAAGTGTTTGAGTAAAATTTTACAATACAAGTGACAGGGTGCTGGACTTTGCCGCTCAAAAGCTTACTCAAGGTAACAATGTCTATTCTTTCAACGTTCATTGTTCTTTCCTGCTTCTGAATTCTTCTACAATGTGACATGCCATGTCCCAACATTCTGGACAATAAAGCCTAACATTTTCTTGATCCTGCACGACAACACTCCAAGTCATAACCATCTCTTTGTTTTTCTTGTCAAAATCTTTAAGACAAGCCAAGCACTTATCTGGCAACTGGTCGAACTGGAAAATTTTTTCGGCAAGTTTTTGCGAGTTTTCTTTACCCATTTTCTTCTCCATTGCGCGGCGCTGCTTGCGATTCATCGATTCATTGCTCCGAAAATCTGCTGGCTGCTGCTGCCAAATACTACAACCGCTGATGGAAATGGGGCGCTGTTTACACTATCGCCGAACTTTAGCCGGCCCTTAAGGAAGTAGACCTCTGAGGCCTTCATCACATAGCTGTGCCAATACTTTGTGTCAGTTCTTGCTGGAATGAGCATAACCACCTTGGAAACTCCATCCTTGGCAGTATTATATCCTTTCTCAATCCACTTGTCAATACCTCTTCCATAGGGAGGGTTAACAAATGTTGTATGCCCTGACCAATCTTTCGATAGGCCATCTTCCGCTTCTGTATAGAAGTTAGCGCACTTTGTATTGTGAGGGTTAGCGCACGGATCCAAATCAAACGGTCCGAATCGCCAGTTAAGTTTATCAAAAAACTCTTGAGGGGTTGCCCACTCGCCTGTCTTGGAGCTAAACATTGTCTTTTGTGTTTCTTTGTTCATTGTTGAGTTCCTTGAAAATCGAAATATGGTTCGTTAGAGTTGCTGCCCTTCGAACGGTTCGCAATTTTAGTCATCAGCTCTCCATTTGAAATGGTAGTGGAGCCTCCATCTTTAACAGACACAACGTGATCAGCCTCTAGGGCGCCCGTATACAAATCAATAAGTGACATCTTCTTGCCGTCTCTCATAATGCCCTGCTGGCGCATATAAAGCTCTAATTTTTGCTTGGTACTAAAAAGATCTTTGCTCGTCCTAACTCTATTCAAAGTTCTCTCAGTAATCAACTTATCAAAATCCTTCAAAAATGCACTCTGAAACAGGAGATTCGTTTTTCTATATTGGGAACCTTGACCGTGAACCGTAGTCCAATAGTGATAAGACTTTGCAATTTTATCTTCCTCGCTGACCTTATTCGACACTGCCTTAAATTCAGCATCTTGCACAATAAACCAATTAAAAAATTGCTTAGGGTTTGAAATTTCTATATCTTTATGGTGCTCGCAAATATAATCCACCAAATCAAAAAGTGCATGCATAACGCCTGGAGTCAAACTAAACTTCTTGGTCAACTTAATCGGCTCTGCAATAGTTGCGATAATGTTTATTGCCTTGATGAGGCGTTTTTCTACTGATGTATCCAGCGATGTGGCTTTTTCATAAAGGTCATCAAGGTATTTAGCGGTAGTTTCGCCCGCATAATCTGTATGAATTTTAAGCACAGTTCTGGCAACAGCCTCTTCGTGCTTGCGCTTGTCTAAATCAGCACTTGACATTGCCATTAGATTGGTGAAAATCTTTCTATTGGCAGTCGTATTTGCCTGTACGCGGATAAACTTCGCCAATTCCGACCAGCGCGCTTGTCGGTATTCTTGTTTATTTAAGTGAGTAGAGGTATTTTCACGACGGAAAACCTTACACATATCTACAATTCCAATACGCCTAAAAGTATACAAGGTCAGCTTTTCAGTATAAAGCAAGTCAGCCTGCTCATTTTCAGCCAGGTCTTTAAAGTACTTCTTAGGGTAGCCCTTACCTCGCTTGTTTTCGTCGATGTACACAGGAAACTTGTTATCTAAATATGCAGTAATCGTACTTGATGTGTTGTTACCGTCAATACTCACAAATTTGCGCCCCTTGTCAAAGAGATCTTGAAAATAATCTTCGGATTCTTGATCTCCCTCATCTTTAGCGTGCCGCAGACATGACTCAACATCTGCCAGCATCACCTTGTTAAAAACCGAACCGGCGAAAAGCGACTCCATATAGCCTTCCGAGTCCTTCTTAGACCAGCCGGATCCGTTGTCCATGCCGCCTAGGCGCTGGAAAGATGGGTCTAGCTCTGTATCATTATAGTATTTTCGAATCATGTACAGGGATTCCTTAGTCTCCTTTACATCATATTTGTCATTTCCTCTCATCAGTACTCCCTAGGGCTCCTGTGCCCCTATTGCTAATTGTTTTGGGGTAATCATATAGCGTACCCTCTGTGTTTTCTTGCGGCTGAAAATGTACGACTGGCATCATGACCAGTTGCGCGATCTTGTCGCCGTCTGTGATGACGCGAGTGTCGCGTCCAACATTATGAACATTGATAAACACTTCGCCATCATAGCCCGAGTCAATCACACAAGCGCCAACCACCAAGTTTAACTTAGCTGCCACGCTTGAGCGATTCTTTACCTCCAGCATATAGCCGTGAGGCACGCCAAAGCGCAAGCCAGTGGGCACCAGTGCGCTCTGGTTAGGGTGTACCACAATAATCTCTTGCGGCGACAACTCAGAGTAAAACACATCTAGTCCGGCGTCCGATGGGTTTGCGCGCTGTGGGCTGTGTGCGTTGTCTCGCGACTTGGTGAACTCAATAATCATTCTTCCTCTCCCGAGAACATGTTGAAGTTCTCAACAACCTCGTCAATGTTTACCTTGCCCTTGTAAAGACGGTATGCCTTCACAGCAGCTCGGATCTCGTCAGTATTGAGCCATCCGTTCTCACGAAACTCAGAACGAAGCTCTCGCTTCTGCTCCTTGTATGGTTCAATACAATCTTCGATCGCCTTCAAAGAACGAATATATTCCTTGACGTAGCGCTTTCTCTCTTCATTTGTTGCAGCCATTATCCCTCCTATTGGATACTTTATAAGTGTAACAAGTTATGATTTATTTGTCAACGGTTTTTATAAATTAAGATCAAATAATTGTTTTACAAACTGGCGCATCAACAAGTCTTTTTCTTGCTTCGTGTTCTTTTCAGCAAAAAGATAGCTGTATGTTGATTTTTGTTTCATAAGTTCTCGGTTTACTAAATCTAGCTGTTCGTTCATCCATCTTATTTGTTGAGTATAATTGGTCGGCAGCGCAATGTCAAGCCTTTCCGCAATCTCTATGAGAATAAAATATTCTTTATTTTCTAGTGCTTTGTTTGCCTCTCGAAAATCTTGCTCCATTTGGCGGCGCTCATGGTATGAATGTTTTAAAGCGTCTATCTTATCAGGATGCACTTTAAGTGCGATCTTTTTGAACAACTTTGAGAATATGCCATGCAACACAATATCATCTTCTGATAGTTGTTCCTCTTGAGTTTTGTCTCTCGTTTCAACATCGACTATTAAAGAGGTTCCATCGTCTTCTAGCGGCAAGTTCCCATCTATCTCAGTGGCTTCCGGTATGTTATAAGCTTCACGTATGCGTTCTGCATGTTTTTTGTTTAGTTCGTTTAGATCGAGATTATGATCGGATAGAAAAGTCTCGTAGTATTCTTGGAATGCTGGAGATATCTCGCGGTTAAGACTTTCCACAAGCTCTAACTCTTCTTTAGCGTGCTTACAATCATTAAGCACACGTTTCCACCTAAGTCGTTGATAAGCGCTCATACACTAAGTAGCTAACACTACTTGAACTCAAACGCCACTTTAACATCAATCTTCATTTCGGGTATTTTAAGCTTATTAGCCAGCTTATGGCGCTTTGCTTCTTTTGCGTCCAGGAACCAATCGGCGTGGCCTTTTTCATGAACAATGTCAAGAAAATAATCTTCGTGATGCCCGCAATTCTTGGCCATCATCTTGTAAACTTTATTATTAAGTCTCTCAGTTTCCTGTGCGCTTACTTTGACTTCTTCCACTTTTCCCCAAGCCATAGAGCTAACATCATGAATCATAACAGTGGCGTCGGGATCCATATACCGCATACCATCAACGCCAAAGCTAAACAAGATAGCTCCACAAGACATTGCTTTGCCTTGCACAATGGTGGCAACCGGGATGCGCGAATGCTCAATATCCGAGATCATAGACATAAGGCTGTAAACCTGACCTCCGTAGCTATCAATAATAACTGGTAGGACTGGCTGACCTGTGTTTTGGGCTCTTGCTACATCTTTAGAAAAGTCTTGGGCGGCTTTCTCGTCAAACTTATTAACACGAATAACTACTGGCAAGCTCTCACTTCTAAACTTAACCTCTTTGAGCAGTGCGCTCGGTGTATAAATAATGTTCATTTTTTATCCTAGTAGTCTGAATGTTTTGCCTACTGCGTAGGTTGAAAAGCCCCAGTTCTCGTCGTACTTTAAGCGAGCCATGTATGGGCGGTTCAAGTGAATGCGATCCTTTTCAGGCTTGATGCCCCAGCACCGGATGCGAGTGAGTTCATTGTTGCTGTCGATAACCTCAACAATCCAATAGTTCTTTCCGTTCTTTGTCTTTCTCGGAGTAATCTTGCGCGGGATAAACCAGCACACCTGTAGCTCCTGATCGAACTCAGAGATTGGAGGCACAAACTTCTCCTGTAGTCTTTGAACCGTAGCGGGCGTGATGACCAAGTTAATCGGGAATACGCCAGTCAAGTCAGTCTTGAACTGGATAATCTCCTCCTCGGTGAAGTCACCCTCTGGTCGGTAAAGTTCCAAATTCTCAGAAAATCTTTTGGGATTTTTTGGGCGATCTACGATACACGCAGACCAAAAGTGTTTTCTGCCAGTGAATCGATCGTCTACGATGTCATCCAAAGCTCCACCACGACAGAGAGCATCCAACGCTTTCTTGTTTAGTTTGCTGTATACGATTTCCTCTCGGAACAACAGATCCTCGGCGTTAGTGAACGGGCGATGGTCGAGCACTTGCTCAATAGCCTTCTCTCCCAACCCCTTGATAGATGTAAGCGGCTGGATGAGTGTCTTGCCGTCATCGGAGATCTCCCACACCTTACCCGACTTGTTGATGTCAAGGGGCGCAATCTTGAAGCCATACTTCTTGGCGATGTTGATTGCCTTCTCCTTTCTGCTCTCGGGCTCTTTGTCCAAGAACGCCGCCATCCACTCAGCAGGATAGTAGTTGAACAACCACGCACACTGGAACGAGATGATAGAATAACTGACTGCGTGAGACTTATTGAAGCCATAGCCTGAGAAGAACTCAAACTTGTCCCACAGGTCTTGGGCAGCGTCACGGGGTATACCCTTGTCAACACATCCTGTGATAAACTTCTTATGCAGCTTGCCTTTCACGCTATTCTTTCCAGTCCCTTTCTTCGTCAAAACCTTCCGCAAAAGATTACCCTCGTCAAGAGTTAGACCGCCCAGCTTGTGACCCAGCAGAGCAATCTGCTCTTGGAAGATCAAAAAGCCGAATGTCTCCTCTGTAATCTCTCGCGCATCCTCAGATAGATACGATACATAGTGTGGCCGCTCCTTAGCATCGATGTAGTCTGCGTCCACACCAGCCGACAGAGGTCCAGGGCGAAAGATGGACGTAATAGCCGAGATATCAATGATGCTGTTCGGCTTTGCCTTCGTACAGAAGTTCTGTGCTCCGTGTTCTGTGAACTGGAATACACCAGCCCACTTGCCTGGGTGGAAGATGTTTTGATACACCTCCTGATCATTTAGATCCAGCGCATCAGGATGGAGATACTGCATGTAGTAGTCTCGCACCTGTGCAAACGTTGGCTCTTCAACTCCATGATGACGGCGCAGGATGTGATAGATTGCGCCTTCCATCATCTTTAACGTAGATAGACCCAGCAAGTCAAACTTAATGAACCCCATCGGCTCCAGGTGTCTGACGTTCTGTCCCTCTGCCCACGGTGCCTGACGCACGCCACCGGAGTTAATCAGTGGCATACTCTGGTCTAGGTTCTCTGCGATAACCACGCCACCAGCGTGACGTGAACACGACCGCACCTGACCAACAAGCCCCTCAACGTGAGCCCTGACTGCTGGATACTTAGCCAAGTAACTTTGCAGCGATGGGGAAAACTCCATCACCTCTTCCCACGTGGGTGCATAGATACCAGCCTTGATGCCGTGCTTCTTCTTTGCCTCGGGTGTAGCCTCGCGCATCATCACGCCAGTCACTCGGTTTGCCTCGGTGAACGGAATGTCATAGAGCTTGGAGATATCTTTAATCAACGATCTCAACTGAAGCGTGTTCCAGTTAGAGATTGGCGCAACGCAATCGGCACCCCACATCTCCACCAGCTTCTCCTTGAGAGCCATACTATCAGACACATCATAGTCAATGTCTGGGTAGTCTGTAGCATCTGACCGCAGGAAGCGAGAGAACAGCAGGCCATACTTGATAGGATCAACCTGCGTGATGCCGAGTGCGTAAGCCACCAGAGAGCCAGCCGCAGAACCACGACCAGGGCCGGTCAGCATCATTGTGGATGCTACGTCTGCGATAGACTTCATCGTCAGGAAATACTTAGAAAAGCCTCGGTCATCAATAACATCTAGTTCGTGCTTAAGTCGCTGTACATACTCAGGGTTCTTATGTAGTTGTCGCTCCTTCAATCCCTCAAGCGCATACTGGACTAGCGCCTGTGTCGCCGTGTAGCCTGCTGGGACCACGAAACTTGGTAGACGCACCGTGTTGTCTGGAAAGAACTTTTCAATGCGGTCAAACGCAATACGATGCGACTCTTCAATACTTTCGCGCACCAAGTCATCGTCGTACTCAAAGCCGCCCTCGGAGGCATACTTCTTATAGCTCTCCCACATCTGATCGCCATTCTTGGGATAGAGTTCGTAGCCAACTTCTTCAACGCCCTCGGGCAGCTCCGACTCCATGTAATCTGGTAGACCTCCCTTACCTAGCCAGCCTAGGCGGGTGTATAGTTCGCGATCTTTCCAGGCATCCGGGTTAGGATAGTGGCTGTCGGCTGTGCTGAGAAGTTTAACGTTGTGCTTCTGTGCGGTCTGTATAATATATTGGTTCAGCTTGTGCTGATCCTCTACGTTGTTCCATTGAATCTCGGCATACCAGCGATCACCAAAAATATCTACCATCTTCTCAGTCGTCTCGCTCATCGCATTGAGCACAGCCTCATCGCCTTCCTCTCGGTTCTCCCAGTAGTTTCCAGCATAGACGCCACCAAGACACGCAGAGGCAGCGATGATGCCCTCGTTGTACTTCTTTAATAGCGCGTAATCAATGCGAGGATAGCGATAAAA